CACTGCGAGTATTGCTCCCGCTATAGCGACTATTCCTAGTGCTGCCATTCCAATTCCCTTAACTCCTACTCTTTTAGTAACTAATGCTAATATAGAAAAAGGTACTGCGAAAATCAATATTGATAATCCTGCTTTAAGAGCCCAATCTAAATCAGGTGCTCTGAAAGATTTAACTTTTTCTAACAATTGAAATGCGAATGCGATACCTACAACACCTGCCGCCATTATTGGCATTGCAATAGATGCAAATATCATTTCTTTTAAAGATAGTCCTCTGACTGCTCTTGTTATCTTTTTAAATGAGAATGAAAATATGAATAATAGAATACCTGTTTTTAGGATCCACTTTAATGGTGGTAACGCTGAAAACTTATCAGGCATTAATTTATTAAATACAGTAGCTACTAATGCAATTCCTGCTGCGATAGCAACCATAGCTGCGGTTCCTGCTGCTAGCTTTAGTAAGCCTTTAGCATTCATTGTTATATTAGCCTTCGCTAATCCTCTAATAATAGCACCGAATGCAAACCCTAATGGGATAAACATGATTCCTATTAGAATAGCACTAGCAGCTTGTGACATCGATATTGGTCGCACTAAGCTTAATAGAAAAGAAGATCCCATAATACCCGCTGCCATTCCAATCATTGCTAATGAAACATTTCCGGCCAGTTTCATAGGATTTCTCATTGTTAATCCTTTTGATTTTCCTATTAATCTTGTTAAAAGTCCTCCACCGTTTAATGATTCCGCTATGTCACTAAATATAGGTGCTATAACTACAAATAATCCACCAATTGCTAATGATGTAATAAGTTGATCATCACTAATAGGCCTAACAAACTGTAATAAACCAGAAGCTGCAACTATAGCTCCCGCCATCGCAACAACTGCGAAAGCACCTGAGGCAGTTGCAAACATACTTGGCATTTTTAACTTAGTGCTTCCTTCGTTTGAATTGGCATTAGAAGTCGCCTTGATCTGCTCTTTTAATAAACCTTTAATATCTGTAAGTAATCCTGTATGTATTTTAAGTTCCTTAGAAGTTGTGGTAGACACCTTAACTAAATCAACAGTAAGTACTGAGTTAATTTCGCTAATTTGTTTATTTTGTTCTTCTATTAAATTGGCTAACCGTTGTAATGGTGCTAATAGTATTTTCATGAATCAGTAGTGATGTTTTATCTTGTGTCTTACCTACTATATATTACAAAAATAACGGGAACAATTCCCGCTATTTCTATTTGTTTAAATTAAAGTTTTGGCATTTTCATGTTTGGCATTTTCATGTCTGGGATTTTCATACCAGATGGATTTGCCGATTGCTGATCTTGCCCTCCTTGATTTGCTTCGTTTTCTTTTTTCATAAATTCTAGTAAATCTTTAACTAAGTAATGGAATTCATAATATTCTAATGCTTCCAATTCGCTAGGTTGGATATGTAGATGTTTATAAATATAAAACTTTGTTTTAAAGAAGTTCTCCAGAGATATCTTGAACAATAAAAAGAGATTTGATGCCGTCGCGAAACCCAATTGGGACGTCCTCCCAGTCATCCCCAATCTGAACACTCATTTCTGGTTTAATACCAACTTTCATTTGTTCTGATAATTTATAAATTAAACTGTATTTCTTATTAGACCAGCTATTCATTTCCATTTCAAACTTAAAAATATCTTTATCAGTAAATCCTCTCCATTCAGATACCATGTATGGCATTACTTGAAGAACTGACTGATCTATTTTTAAACCTTTTTCTTGACGATCTTTAATGTAAGCTGTCATTTTTTGCATAACACCAATAGTAGGAGGTGCCACTTTTAATATTCCAAAAGATTTTGTTTCTATTAAGAAAGTTCTAGCAGTATCATCATAATATTTATCTAGAGTTTCAGGTATTGCAAAATACTTGAAAGTTTCTTTTTTAATTTCAACAGTTTGTTTTTCTCCGTTTTTATCTGTATGGTCTACACTTAAGTTTGACTCAGGTTCTGGGAACGTTAAGTCTCTAATAGAAAGAATTAAAAAGAATCTATCTTCTTCTAATAGATCTTTATAAGACATTCTTGTTTTATCACTAGTAACTCTTGTACATGCTTCTACTATATTATTTAACTTCTCATCAACATCTAAAATATTCTGTTCATCTATTGTTGAAAAATGTCTAATCTCAGCTACTTTTGCTGATCTAATATGTACTTGTGTTCCTTTGGGGTAAAACATACCCGCAGATGGTAAAGCGTTTACAGCAAGAGAATGATATCCTAATAATGTATCAGCATCCTGTGCTTTTTGTGTTCCGTACTTTTCCATGTTAACTGACCCTAAATCAGCAGGCTTCGGGTTTTCCTGGTTCTCAACGATGTTTTTGTAAGCATCGTCTAAATTTGCATCGTCTTTTTTGTTGGTGCTCATTTGTTACTTCTTTTTAAGTTTCTTAATATTATCTTTATTCCATTCTAATATTGAATCGGCCTTCAATTCAATTTCCTTGCGGATTATATCTCGTATGAACGCTGAGATGGATACTGGTCTTTCTCCTCCTTCAATTGCTTCATTTAAGATAATCCTGTTTATTGATGTCACTTCTGTTTCAGACAGAAGAACTTGTAATTTCTTAGTCAGTTTATCCATGTTATTATTATATCAACATATTATGTTTTTGTTTCATAAAAATAGGGGAAACGTTGATGGATCCCCTATGTAAAAATAAGATTAAGCTAGAACCTCTTTAAAAGTATCACATCTCCATGTTACTTCAAGTGCTTGTGCTTCTGTAGTTTCGTAATTTAATTCAGTAGTGAAAGGTAATCCTGAAGTAATGAAACAGTCTTCTAAAGTTACTGTTCTATATATGTCTCCAGCTCTATTGAATTGAACTACAACGATAGTACCTACATAATCTTTTTTAAGACCCATTTGGCCAGTCTGAGGATCGTATTGGTTATTATACCATTGTCTCATTGATTTATAAAGATATGCTTGATTAGCATCGTTTAAGTTTAATGTAAAGTTTATTCCAACGTCTACAGTTGTTTGATCAGGCATTCCTGCGAACGAACGTGTTGAGAATTTATATTTTTGCTCAACAGCTGCAACTTCTTTGTATAATTCTAAACCTGTTATTGAGGTAACATGTTGAATCATCAGTGGAGCATCTGCTACGCCAGCTGGAGGTAAAACTGTTACTTCAAATAAGTTCGCTTGAACTGGTTCGAATTGTCTACCGCTTCTGCTTGTTTGATCTTGTGAATAGTGTGGTAAAGCCATTTTTTATATTGTTTTTGTTTTTTTATATATCTGATTAACTAAAGTTCCCTGTTGAAATTTCACCAGTATTTAAAACTGTAGTTCTGTGTACGACTATTTCTAATCCTTTAACAGGTTCAACATAAGTATCTATAATACCAAAGTTATTATCAATTACGTCATCAGTGTTGTTTGTTTGATCCATGATGTTTTTGAATTCGAAAACTCCACCGTCTGCTTTTACTGATTCCATAAACGAATCTGCTAAAGTTTTGATTTCTAATCTAGTCTGAACATTGTTGAATTCAAATACATATCCTTTAAGAATATTAGCAATACCTTCTTGTATGAAAATTAAAGCTTCTCTAACATGTGCTGAAGAAAGCGATGATTTAACAGATTGTTGTGCCGTTTTGTTTCCTAAAATAGTAAGACCTACTCCTCTTTGAAATACAATTGGATTGATTCCGAAAGGCTCTAATACATCTCTATCATTTTTATCAAAAGCATATTCTACTCCTTTTAATCCTGATCCTCCTACAACTCCTCTTCTTGGACCTGCAACGATCGACCATGGTTGAGCGCTTGTATATTTATCTAAAAAGTTATTTGATACATTAGCTGCTGGTGGAACTATTAAGTCTTTACCTCCGTCTGATACTAATAAACCAGGTCCGTAGTAGAATGCATAATTTGCTCCTTCTAAAATACTTGGTAAAGAATATGTCTTAGTTGGATTTTTATCTAAATTTCCTCCTTGTGCGATATACTCTACTTTAAACTCTCCGTTTGCGTTTGTAAATGAAGGGTTTGTTGATTTTTTAAAATCTGCAACAGTTGGTGCATTTAAGATAGCAGAAGCGTTTTGTCTTGCTTGCGCTAAATCTGATAACTGGTGCTTATTTTGTAGCTCTCCATCGTTTGATGTAAATGTATCTACAACATATCTAAAGTCAATTAAGTCTTTATCAATTAATCCAGCGTATAATCCTGTTCCTCCTTTTAATGCGTCTAGAGCAGAACTTATTGTCTGATCTTCTAAAGTAGCTCCTGGTAATGCAAATGGTGCATAGTGCGATGTAGCTTCTTCCCATGATTTAAAGAATTTATCTGAGAATGTTAATTCTACTGCAACATCACAATATACGTTGTATACTGATCCTGCTTTAGATACTCTCTTTACTTTTGCTAATCTATCAGTAACTGCTGATTTAACATAGTCTCCTGCTGATATAGCGAAAGTTGCTGGTGTATTTGCAGCTGTTGCGAAATCAACTGAAAATTGAGAACCATTACTTGCGTATACTCCTGTTGTTTTACCTTCTTCAGTTACTGCATCTCCGTTACCGTCTAATACTGGATCTCCGTTACCATCTACTGTTGGTACTTGGTGAGATACTCCTTCTAAAGTTTCTGCAACTTCTCTATCACCTGCATTTATTTTATAAGATAGTAACTGAGTGTTTGGTGTAGAAGCTTTATGTCCTACTAAATCTATTTCAGTTCCATTTTCGTTGATTACTGCGTCTTCATCAATTGCACAGAATAAACCTGTCTTTCTTGCTTCAGAGTTTACCATTGTTTCAACATATAGGTTTCTTCCTTCTAAATCTTTAAATCCTGGGATTAAAGATCCTGTGTATTGTGCTTCTAAAGTAACTTGTCTTAAGTTAGCAAATTCTGCTAATTTAGATTTGTCTAATCCGTCTGCGTTAAAGTAAGCTCCATATACTGGATCAGCTGATACATCAGAGAAGTTTCCTTTAAATACGAAAACATCTACCATGAAATCTGATATGTAATCGAAATCATTCATGAATTCAGGTACATTACCTTCACCATACCAATCTCTTGCATTAATATCAAAAGCTTTTACATCTGCTGCTTTTCTAATAAAAACTGTTACAGCTTGTTGCTTGATATTTACAAAGTTAATTGCGTTTGATTTAGCTACTCCTTCGTTTGCTAAGTCAGCAAGTACTTTTGAATCAGAAGGTACCATAAACTTATCATTATCAAAAAAGTTTGTATATTCTGAAACTCCTGAATTTGATAAAGGATTTAACGGTGCTGATTCTGTTCCTACCTGGTTTCCGTTAGAAACTGGTTTTGCGTAAGCTGATTTAGATGCTGATGTAAACTTATAAAGGTTTAACGCTAATATAGGTCCTCTTGAAAGAGCTTCTAATGCAGATCTGTGGAAAAACATTCCTTTCTTTTCTAGTTTCTTATCAATTGTTCCGAATACGTTAGTAAAATCTTCAACACTTGAAATTAAAACTGGTGAATTGTAAGGTCCTTTTCTTGAGTGACCTGTAATTAATCTTAATGTTTCAACGTTTATATTTGCAGTCTGTGACTTGTCAAATTCTAAACGATATACTCCACTCGATTTAAATTGTAATAAATTTGGACTTAATGCCATAATATTATATTTTTATTTTTTTTTCTTTTATTATATATCATTGTTATTCTGTGAGTATTACAGTAAATCATAAATATCGAACTGTAAATCTCCTTGTTCTGTGTTATCCTTATATAGTATCTTTTCCATTAGTTTAACTTTATCATGGTCTATAATATCTAATAGCTCTTCCACGTAGTCTGCGTAATCTGTTGTGCCAAAGAATTCAGTAGCAGTAACGGCGGTCATGATAATATCATCGTGCCCCATTTGTGCTCCGTAACTATTATTTCTAAGTACTCCAAATAAACTTGCTTCTTGTACAGTTACTATATCATTAATTTTGATTTTGTTTAATTCTATTTGCTTTTTAAAGTTTTGACAGAATACTGATTTGTTATCACTCTTTAATCTAATACCTGGTTTTAAAACCTTTGAATCATGCCTGTGTTTAAATCTCAATACCATCTCGTCTTCAAAATCGTTACGTCCAGGAAACACTGTACTTAAATACTGTAATAATATACTTCCATAAGTATTGTACTCTATAATCAACTTGGTGTTCTCTGAGTTGAATATATCAAGTGCTAGTGTATATAATATCTTTGCAAAGTCCTCAATAGGATGTTCATTACTTCTAAACACTCCAACTTGATTTAATTTAAAAAAGTCATACATTGCACCAGGACTTATAAAGTTTTCTATATCAATATCTTCCATAGGTTCTACCTCAAACATATTAATTACAGAATGGTCTCCTCCGTTTCCTTCAGCGATATCTACAGAAAACATAAAATATTTCTGTGAATTTCCTGCATCTTCTGGATCGAAGTCTGGACTAAATCCTAAATATCCTTTAGTGTCTATGTGTATATTGTCGAATTCTTCGAAATCATACCATTTAAATATCTGTGCGTTTGATCTGATATTTTTCATAGTACCTGGACTTAATAATAAACTAGATGAACTTGTAAATTCATTTCCATACTGTCTATTAAAAGAATCTTCAGATCCTAAATTTCCTAATTCTCTTTTATACCATGCATCATCTCTATCAGGGTGCTGCCACCAATCAATTCTTGTTGCCTTATATTCATTGTTTCCTTTCTCTGCATCCGCGTAAATTTCATAAAACTTATTAAATCCATTTGGAGTTGAAGTTATATTGATTCTCGATATCTTAGATGCTGATAGCGTTGGATATACATTTTCATAGAATGAATCTACGATAGTAGGGTGTATGTGTGCAAATTCATCAAGGTATAAATTATGAATAGTAAAACCAATACCAGACTTTGCCGTTGTTGATTGTCCAACTAAACGACATCCGTTATCTGCACGAACATTCATTACATCATACTTGATAATTCCAGGCTTCATAAAGAAAGGTAAGTTTTCTAAAACTATCTTCGCTTTATCTATAATTTCTTTGGTTGATTCCGATTTGTTTGCAAGCAATAAAGTTGTTTTATCAAAATTAAAGGTAAGGTACCATGCATTAAATATAGATGCTGTTACAGTTTTACCCATCTGTCTAGAGGCTAACACAATATTAAATCTATTATGTTGAAAATCTCTTAGCATTTGCTTTTGATAATCTCTTAACTTAACCTGCTGAACTCCGTTATCTGTCATAACAACAGCATACTTTTCTGCAAAGTAAACAATGTCATGAGCACATTTCGCCATTTCTGTAATCTCAGCGTCTGTCCATTCAAATACAATATTACCTCTACGTAAAAACTGCTTACCTTCATAAAAAGGCATAGATACCGAAGGTCGATATCCTTGATCAAGTGCTAGCATCAACTCGTTGATACTTTTAGTTGACCAGATTAGTTTACCAGCGTCATCAGCTGACTGTCCCTGAGGGATCCAGCGATTATCGCCTACGTATGAGTCATTTGCCATATTTATTCTTCTGTTATTTCATCAGCGTCTTCAATCTGATCATCCTGTATTCCGTCTTGAATCATTCTCATTAGATCTTTAGTACCTCTCTGTACTGTTTCGCTTGATTGATGTCCTCCTTTATTTCCGGATGCTTCGCTAATTTCACGAGTATCGTCTCTTTTCTTGTATAATTCGATATCTCTTGCCATTCTCTTAGCACCTTCTTCAGCTGCCATTAAATACATCGTTTGGGATTTGATAATATCTAACATTGACTTTTGTAAAGTTGCTAGAACTTCAAACATTCTTGGAGCGATTTCACCGTCTTCTATTGTTTCTAAAAGAGTTGTAAGAGCTCTTTCACCTGCTTGTAGTTGATAGATTAAAGAAGACATTGTCATCTCATCTATCTTTTTCTTTGCTACAATATATTCATCCTTCTCTATAATATCCTCATCTAGATAAAATTTCATTAAACTTGTAATAGTTTTAGAAGCTTTTTTACTAGCGCTTGCTTTAAGTTGAGAATAAGACATTTTAACTGGAAGATCTCTCTTCGCAGGTAATTCAGGATCTGTTTCTATTACAGATTCTATTGGGTCATTATTTCCTATTAAGTCATCTAGCTCTTTTCTAATATCTTCTGCTTGCGACTTAATACTTTTATTTTCTTCTGGCATATTTCAATATTTTGTTATAGATTATTTATTCAAATTTTATCTGACACTCTTGAATCTCTGATACCCTAAACTTGGAATTGCATTATCTATAAGAATTGATAATTGATTGTCTCTTACTACATATTGGTTTAATATATTATGATGTTGTTCGTATTCTATAACACTTGTGAATACTCTAATGTTTGTCATATATGTATTGTTACCTCTTATGTGGTAATTAGAATCTACGTTCCATTGCATAGGTTGACCTAGTTCCAATGTTCCTGTGTATTCTTCTATTAAATCGTTACTTGAATCCTGAGGACGTGATCCTACAGTTGTTCCTGTATTTATATTAGAGTCTAATCTATATAATGAAAGCGATGTTTGAAAGAATTTATTGTTTATGTTTAATACTAAACCATACCATTCTCCTTTTTGTAGATTTATTCCGTGAAGGAATTCATAATTAACACCATTTGCATTTACTCTAAACTTATTGTTGCTTACAAATAGTTTAAATCCTCCAATTGCCGCTAGATCTCCAAATAATACATATTCATTTGAATCCGAAGCGCCGAACTGTGGAGAAAACCACATTGTTGTTGCTAAGTTATCTGTTGTTGATAATTCAGATTTTACAGAGTATTCAACTCCAGTTCTGTCTTTTTTTATTTTAGATAAATCATAGTAGTTTTTACTAACAACAGTCCATCTGTTTTTTAAGTCATACTCTTTTATACTTAACCCTCTATCTACAAAACCTCTAATACCATCTCTATATGTTGTTGTAACTGTTTTGAATTGTTTTGGGTTTGTTACTTTTTCTTGTTCTTCTTTTTGTCTTTCTCCAAATACTTCTTCTACTCCTGTTATTAAAGTATCAGTGTCTACTTCGAATTCATTTTTAATAACTGATGATCTGTCTTGGTATTTAACTAGTTTACATCTCCAATATGACGATGTTTGATTAAATTCATCTGCAATTGATAGTGAATTAATTTCATACATTCTATTAATTAGTGGAATAAACATGTAATCCTTACTTCTTGGAGACTTACCTTGACCAAATACTGACTCAAACTCTCCTCCTACTATATGAATTTCAAATTCTGCAAATTCCATTCCGAATATATCGAAAGTCATCGCTTCATCTGGGAATTCATTATCTGGTACTAATATCTTTATTGCTTTTTTATCTACAACATTATGTAAAGAATATTCCATTAAATGAACATCTTCAGTTCTTGCATCAGGCTCAGTTCTAAAATATTGAACTTCATGTCCAAATATATTATTAGTCATACTGACAAGTTGTTTATATAAGTTTGTTGATTTATTTAAATCGTATGGCTTAAATAAATTATCATCAATGCATTCAATAACATTAGCACATCCATACATTGCGAAAGGATCTGAACATTCAACACAAAACTGAGGACAACTAACTACCGCTCCTGCTTGAGTTTCTAATGTATAATTTACTGATATAATAGTTATTGTATTACCTGATGAAAGTGCAGCAACTTCTCCTCTAACATCTATCCATAAAGGTTTCTTTGGATCAAATGTTAATCCCATTAAATCAGAAAATGCTAATTGCTTGTTTAAAGGTCTTAATTCTGAGAACTGCTCGTTATCAGTTGACCATCGATATTCATATTCAAAATAATTATTAGCAGCAGGTGGAATATAAAATTCAATTCCAGTAGTTGTAAAAGTAGGGGCTGTTGTTAAAGTTATTTGTATTGGAGTATCTATAGTCTGTATTTCGAATGTTGTGTTTCCTATAACGATTCTATCTCCAATTGTAAACTGTGTGAATTGCGTTAAAGTTCCACTAACGATAGGTGATCCTGTTTCTGTTGAAATAGTACCTACTGTTTTATAGTTCTGTATTCCTACTATTATTTCCCAGTCTATTATTTTAACTGTATCATAATAAGGTTTGTTTAATTTAGCGATTAAGAAATCACCGTATTCTGTTGCTGTAAATCCTGTAACCATTATCTTTTAATATTTTGATTAACTTCGTCTTCTGGTTTAATTTTTTCACCAGCGATCCATGAAGCCACAAATCCTGTTAACGATGCGAAATAAATAGAAAGGTCTTTAAGAGATGCTGCAAAATACATAGATACCATACCTGCTATTGCCCATATAAAAACTACAACATATATCATAAGTTCTCTACGAGACATTGGTCCCTTACTCATAATACCAGTTTTAGTACTTGGCCTTTTTGATTCAGCCCATATATAAGTAGCGGCATACGCTGTTAAAGATCCAAAATATACTGCTAAATCAGTAAGACTCGATGCCTTAATTGCTGCGTATATTCCCATAGTGATCCATAGCACAACTATAATATAGATTAATGCTTCTCTTTTTCCAAATTTATTAAATAATTTCATTAAAAAGGTTTATTTAATCTATATATTCAGAAAATTATATCAATAATCCGTAACTAGTAGCGTTACCGGGTTATCTCCCTCAACTTTAATGTCTATTAAATCTAATATTGTTGTAATTAATGGAACTGCGTCTGGTTCTCCTTCTATTAAATCATTTTCCATTTCAAGTTCTACCCAATTATCTAAAGTATCAAGTAATTCTACTATTTTTAATCTGGCATAAGGTACATTTTCTTCTAATATACCTAAAGACTCTAATACAGGATTAATTATTCTAAGATCCTCTTCTTCAAATATGTCAGAAAGTTTTATAGTCATTGATAGTATTCTAAAGTCAAACTTTAAAATCTTCATACCGTCTGATTCTATTAATCTTGAGAATTTCTTATCATGACTAAGTGTTAATTTAATTAATTGTAGATTTGGCATGTCAACACACATCATATAAATGAAATAAGGTGAGTTTACTTGCTTATGTAGAGAATCAACGCCTGTGGATTTAATTCGATGAATCATAGGCATATAGTTATTATCGAGTAATGCTGAGAGTTGTGATAAGGTCACCACTACGGACATTTCATCTACTTCAACATAATCTAACTGATTTTTAACCTGGGTCCAAAGGCGGTTATCCAGGTGGTTGTATCTATGTAGTGTTACGTCGACTGCGGTCGGGAAGCTACTAATATTCATTTTGTTTATATTAATACACTTTCATAGATCCTTCGATCGATTTAAGTGATGTGTATAATTCTGTTTGTGCGAACTTCTCTAGTTCTTTAAATTCTCGCATTCCTATTTCATTTTTATCTATGAAAAATCGAATTGCTTCATCACTTGGTATATATTTGCCTTTAGTAGAGGCCGCTTTCTTTGCAGATTTCTTTGTTTTTGTATAAACCCAACGAGGAACTCCTTTAAATCGAGAAGCCACTGATGCCCAGCTATCAATCACTGCAATAGGATTTATTCCATTAACATTAAATAACTGTGCATTTGATGGGAACTTAATTGCGAAGAATCTATTAACCATAAAATGGTGTCTCTTCTTATTATAGTTTTTTATGTTGTGATAATCTTTTTGCTTCGTGAACATGATTTTCATGAAGTCAAATAATTTTGTTTCGTCTAGCATATTTTAGAATAACTCGTTTGATATTTTACTGCTACTTGTTACTTTTGTTTCAGGGGTTTTTAATCCAGCAAAAGGATCGTATCCTCCGGGAGCACTTGCTCCTTTTTTCTGTAACCAATCGGTTCCTTCTAATATTACTTCCATCTTAGTTAATTTTGGAAAGATAGGTTCTACATTAAAATCAGTTTCAATAGCTTTATAGATTTCTTTTTGAATAGGATCTGGTATAGTATTGAAATGCAACAACATAAGATCTAGATTTTGATTGAATCTACCTTTGATTTCTTCTATTGTAGATTTATCAATAACTTTATGTATAATACTAACAAGACTATCTACGCTATCTTTATTAAAGAAATCATCTATTGCAAAGCCGCCATTTAATTCTTTATACTGATCTAGGATTTTAAGTGCATTCTTTTCTGTAATAGAATAATTCATGATTTTACCAGACTTTGCAGTCTTTGTCCAAGATACAACACTTTTAATGTTATCACTTTTATCACCTTGTAATATCTTAGTGAATATGAAATCATCGCAATTGATTTCTTCAAAGGTAACACTATTCTTAAGTGCCCAATCTGTAAGGTTTTGTTTCATCTGATCATGCATAACGGTGTTTGAATTCATGTTAAACATTAAATCATCATTAGTCATAGTATCTGTAGCTCTTTCGTTTAAAACTTCTTCGAAACCTTCGAATGTAATAAGCTTACGTTTAGAGTTATAATACCATAAAGTATATGCATCTGTTGCTTTATTATAATTAACTAATTGAATTAAATCACGATCACCTGTCCAAGCGATACAATTCTTACCTTCATTATTTAATTGAGTAGACCAACCGAACATAACATCATCTGCTTCTGCACCTTGTACTTGGTGAATTACAACACCTTGTTTTTCTAAGATGTCTTGCCATTCTTTATATGTACTGAAAACACCGGCCCAGTTAACTGAATCATCATATGTTCTTGTACCTTTATATTGTGCTTCTGGAAATAGATCTTTACGCCATGATTTAGCATCTACGGCAACTACAACCTGATCTACAAATCCTGACATTCTACGTAACTCAGATGCAAAATCAATACATAACTTACGCATTAAACTTGCCTGACTATCTTTAGTTTCTAGTAATTGTTTGCCTTTCGGTCTAGGCAGTACGAATAATCTACTATGTAAGAAGTAGTTACCGTCTATTATTAATGTATGTTTACCTAATTTCATAATTGGTGTGTTTTTATTTGTTATATGTAAATATAAACCTTTTTTGCGACATAAAAAAACTATTGTCTAACTATTTCTTGTAGTTTATATACACATGATAAAAGGGTTATAACTTGATCGATTACCAGGTTACGCTGAGCTTGGTGTTCTGCTACTGTAACTGCAATCTGTGGAATAAATCTAACCGCTGATGGTTTTTCAGCCTGGATGTATTGTATAAATTCATCTCCTAACGTTTGTAGTACATCATCAACTCTATTTGAATACTCTCCAACGATTTGTTGATAGTTCTTGATAGGGTCTGTTTCGTGGAATATTAATTCAAATACATCTTTATAAACTGAATTAAATTTCTTAACATCAGTTACTGTAATGTTAGTAGTTCCTTGAGTCTTATATCCTTGTAGTTTATTAAGAGTTGTTCTTAAATCTGGAAAGTTACGTTTAACAAATTCAACCAATGCTGGTTTCTCTATTGTCATTTCTTCTTTTTTACAGATATCATATACTCTTCTGATATACTTCTTTGTTAATTCATTTTCTTCTGATTTATCAAAGTCAAAATTAATTACTTCAAATCTAGAAAGAATAGGATCTGGCAATTTATTAATGTAATTACAAGTTGCTATAAATCTAGAGTTTGATGCAAATGTTTCCATTGTAGCTCTTAATGCTTTAAAGAATTGGTCAGATACTCCATCAACCTCGTCTAATATAACTACTTTAAATTTATCTCTGTCATCTAATATAGACATAGTTGAACAGAAATCTGTAATTCTAGTTCTAATAACATCAACTGAAGTATCTGTAGATGCGTTAATATAAAGGTATGGTAGATCAAATTGTTGAACTATCGCCTTTGCGGTAGATGTTTTACCAGTACCAGGAGATCCTGCAAGTAATATGTTTTGCGATAAACCATCTTTGAACTTTGACATTACTCTTTCTGGTAATATTAAATCTTCTAGGTTTTTAGGTCTGTATTTTTCTGTAAATAATGCGTGAATCATCTAGTATATGTTTAGATATATTATACAAAGGTATTGTGAAATGTTTCAGATAAATATACTATATGGCATACAATAAAAAATATCCTAACATTAAGAGAACCGGTGGACCTTACCCTAGGAATAGGTACGGGGTTCGATACGACTCTATCTCAAAACAGCAGCGTAGATTATTATTAGAACATCCTATTATAAAGGAACGTGCCCAGGATGATCAGTTCTTGCATATCATATTTGAGGTATGTCGACATAGACATGTAGATCGTTTTGATAAATTATACTTTGATTGGTCTACTTCCGAATTTGTTAAAATGGAAGAGTTAAAAGAAAGTTACGATACTATTGATTGGAAGTGTGCACTTAGTGATAAAGACATTAGATCTAATATAAATGATTTTAGTGCAGAAAACTTTGTTCATCCAGAATATCACGATACTTTAGGTGGAAGTATAGATTCTAGAATATGGGAATCTTCAGTTCTCTTCCAAAAACACGTAAAAAAACTCTTAATGAATCAACAGAAAGAGTTTTTAAAAATTGTTCGTAAGAATTCTAAATCTTAAAGTAAACTAGAGAATCTTGTTTTAATATCAAAGTTTTGATGTCTAGATTCATTTAATGTATATGCCATTTCTAATTTAACTATCTCAGATTCTAACATCATACCTAATCCAGTTCCATTAACTTGCCAAGATTCTTTTGCAGATACTCTATCAATAAGATCTTTTACTGTATCTATTTTAGATTTTATACCAGACTCTTCGGCTTTAGCTAATAAGTCCTTTAATCTTTTTAATTTTCCATCTTTAGAGTTTGGATCAACATCGTTAGTTTCTTCATCTTCTGTTTCTTCATCTTCTGTTTCTTCACCTTTACCCTTGTCTGCGTCTTCCTTATCAACTGCTGATTTTAAATCATCTGTTGCTTCTTGACTGGGTTGAGCGTTTTTAAAGTCTGCCTCATCCTGTATTATCGCAGTTTTTAATTTAGTTATTTGTGCCTTCGCATCAGCTTTTTGTTCTGGAGTACCTTCTCCCATTGTTATATTTAATACAGCCATCTTACCTTCTTTCTTAGAAATAGATAAAGCCTTTTTAACAGGTGATGATTTATCTCCAAATTTATCATCTACATTCTGTTGTAAAGAATCTCTTTGTTTCTTAGATGCCTCTATTTTTTTGCTAATTTTATCTTTCATATCTCCGTCTGCAGCATCTAATTTAACTTCGATTCCTGCAATCTTAATAGACATTTTATTAACTGAGTCTTGTGCTTTTTTAGCCTTAGGTGCAATTACTTTATAGTCATACGCTCTCTTAGCGGCAAGACCTAAACCTGCAATTATACCACCTCCTATAACAGCAGCTCCTCCTATTGCTTTATCTAATAAATCTTCATTTAAAGACTCTGTCAATTCAACGGATAACGCATCTAATGAAGTCATTATAGCATCAACATCACTCATTATTCCTTTTCTCCCAACAGTGTCAGTATTTGTTGTTTCTCCGGTTGTTGTAGTAGTATCTGTAGCAACGGGAACCTCTGAAACTTCTTCACTTACTAATTTTTCATTGATCTTGTTAAACCAATTCTCGAATTTATCTATCATAATTTGTTATAATTTTTATGTCTTTATTATAAAGTATATATTCACAAAAAAAGGGTAACAAATTAATGTTACCCTTTCTTAAAGATTTATATGATTAATTAATCAAACTTAGAATTATACTAAGTTGATTAAGTTAGACCATGATCCAGTTACGTTAAAAGTAACATATTGAGTTTCAGCGTGGAATCCAGCTTCAACTAATGCAAATCTAGATTTTACAGCGATCTTTGGTGCCATAGTTCCTTCAGCGATAGTCTGTACTGATTCAGCCATTAAATAAGGCATGAATACTAATCCAGGTCCGTTTCCGTCTCCTTTTCTTCCAACTGATACTGACATATCTGACCATGCTAATGTAGGGTCAGTATATACGTTAATCCCAGCAACTGATCCTAATGGATAGATTGCTCCAGCCGATTGAGAAATAGTGTTAGCCATTGGATTTGCAACGAAACCAGAAACTGCTTGTAATACTGTAGCAACTTGTGCTCCAACTACTGCGAAGTTTCCTGCTCCTCTACGTCCTCTGTTAGCGATTAAATTAGCTGCTGCTAAAACTTGAGTTAAGATTTGTCTGTGTGCCGAAGCTACAGTATCTCCTCCAGTTAATGCAGATGCTGCAGATAATGCGATATCAAAAGATGATCCGAATGCAGTAACGTTATCAGCTCCTAAAGTTCTAATAGAACCTAAGATGTGCTGGTTAATAGATTGTGTTAATTCGTTAGTTAATACTGACTCAACTTGAGCTACAGCATCTACTCCGAATTGCTTTAAATCTTGAACTTGCTCTCTAGTAACAGCAGCTGCAACTTGGTAAGTCTTAGCTGAAACTGATTTAGAGAATAAAGATAATCCCATGATCTTGTCAGGAGTTGATTCACCAGCTTCTCTCGAATAAGGTGTTCCAGCAGCATCTGCTCCTGTAAATCCTTTGATGTGATCTTCTAATGCTTTAACTAATACAGCATCTGCATAAGTTACAGTAATAACACCAGCAGCTTCAGTTGTAGCACCAATTTTGATAATGTTCTTTCCGTCTAATCTTGAAGTTCCTTCAACAACATCTCCTGAAGAAGCAGCTTCTGCAGTTTTGATGTAAGTTGGGTTAACAACACCGTCTAATTTACCACCTTCATAAGTAAAGTCTAAATAAGATAATAATCCCATTGGTCCAGCCATTGGAATTACTGGTACTAAATCTAAACCTACAGTTTGAGCAGCAACTTGCATTGCTAAAGGTAATAAAGATGGAGCTTTATCTCCTGATCCGTTTCCTCCTGCAGATGGAAAAGCTGTTGCTCCCATACCTGTTAAGTTCATTGATGGATCTAAAGACATAATGTTAGCGTCTTCATAAAGTTTGTGGTTGTGACAGTAAGTCGACATCCATGCTAATTTACTAGCATCGTTGATTCCTGTTGCAGATTCGATGATCGGAGACCATGTTCCTCTTACTTCAGATTCGTTAATTAAATTTGCCATTTTTGTTTTATATTTTTTTTAATGGTTTTTTATTGTTTATTCTTTCGATTCTTTTTTAGTCTTTTGCTTCTTAACTAATAATCGATTGTATTTTTATATTAATATATATCCTTATTATTTTAGAGGAAAATGAAAAATTCATTTTTTCTAATTAAAAATATAAGAGGAGGCTCTTAACCAACCTCTTATATAATATATCTTAATTTATTTGTGATTACTTTTTAAATCTATTTGCAATTTGTGCTGCTATATCCTTAGTATCATATCCAATTGTTGATTTTACTTCAACTTCTTTAGATTCTTTTACCATTTCAACTTTCTCCATAACTACTGTAGTATCTCTTAAGTCTCTAGTTTGCCAGAAATTTGCAACTTGATAAGCAGTTTCTAATACGTGGTATTTAGATTGTGCTAAGATTGATCCTTTTTTAGCTTCTGATAATTTAGCGTAAGTGTCTTTATATTCAGTTGGCATTAAAGTAACTACCTTAGGGTCAGTTGCTACTACCGCGTTTAATAAAGAATTTTGCCATAATCCTAAGATTTGTCCTTCTGTTAGGAATCCTCTTCCTTCGATTGCAGATAATACTTTAGTTTTATCTTCTGTTGCTAATTCATTAAATTCTGTTCTTGCAGATTCTGATACAAATTTAAAGAAGTGTGGATCTTTTGTTTTGTTTTCTTCAGCCTTATTAATTAATGATTGTAACTTTTCAGTGATTGAATTCTTGTAAGCATCTAACGAATCAACTTCTTCGTTTTTAGCAGCTAATTTACCGTCCTTAGGTTCTCCTAATTCTTTGATTTCGTCTTCGATATCTTTTGCTCTATCTTCAGTTACTTCTTCTTCATCTTCGTAAGCTTCTTCTTCTTCAGATTCTTCAGATTCTTGAAGTTTCTTAGGTTCTCCTAATTCTTTGGTTTCGTCTTCAATATCTTCAGATCTGTCTTCAGCTACTACTTCTCCTTCAGCTTCTCCTTCACCGTCTAGTTCTAAATCACCTTCAACGTTTTCAACTTCTCCGTCAATTACGTTTCCTTCTGCATCAACTATAGGTTTTGTAACATCAGTTGTATCAGTTTTAATATCTTCAGCTGGAATTCCTGCTTCATCTTCTACTATTAAATTAGAATTTACAGTTTCAGCAACGTATTCAGCGTAATCAGATACTTTTTCTAAGTTTTCTTTTAAATATCCAACATACTCTAATAAACTCTCGTGAGTTGTTGCACCTTCATTATAAGATTCTGCTAAATAATTAGTATACTCTTTAATTTTATCAACACCACCAGCAATATGCTCAGAGTATTGAATTGATTGATCTACCTTTTCAGCTAAGCTTTCTGCGTACTGTATTGATTGATCTGTTTTTTCTGCAACATGTTCTGAATACTGAATAACTTGATCAGTCTTTTCTGCGATATGCTCTGAATACTGAATAACTTGATCAGTCTTTTCTGCAACATGTTCTGTATACTGAATATTTTGATCAGTCTTTTCAGCGATATGCTCTGCGTACTTTATTGATTGATCTAATTTTTCAGCTAAATAGCTAGTGTATTCTTTTATTTCTGCTAATTCTGTTTCATTACCTTTTTCGCTTGCTTCTGTTAGAGACTCTTTAATAGACTTAATTTCTTCAGAAAGATATTTCGAATATTTATTAAAGTCCTCAACAGTGATGAATTTTGATTCTGCCATTGTTTCTGTTTCTTTATTTTCTATTTTGGTTTCGTTAATTTGTGATGCACTAGCACCTATTTCATATATTAATATGTCAGAGTCATTACCAAATCCATAAGATTCATTAACTCTTGTTAATTCTGCGTTGGCAAATCCTGGATCAGCAACTAAATCATATGTAAATAGTTGTTTGATTTTTACAGTACCATTCTCTTCAACAGCTCCTGCTGCTCTAGATGATATTTGTAAAGGAACACCTGCATCTACTAAAGCCTTAGCTTGTCTACCTGCATCGGTATCTAATAATCTAATACGTCCTTTAATTTGCTTGTTTTCTTTATCGTATGTAATTTCCTCGATAACATGAGATACATTCTTTAAAGATACATCAAAGTTAGAAGGATGATCTAATTCACCTAATAATTTTGAAGATTTAATTTTGTCTTGTAACGATTCGATTTGTGGTAAATACTCTTCTGCTGTGTAGATTCTATTGTTTTTATTCTTTTTATCTAACTCGCCGAAAATACCTTCTAATACGTAAATCCCATTCTCGTTCTTTAAATCTAAACTAGAAGAAGATCTTTCTAAGATTAATAAGTCTTTTTTGATCATTTTATTATTTTATTATATTTGGATTATATATCTTCATTAAAAAGTGTCCTTTTTAAAAAGTTTGTTTATTTCTCTAATGCTGCTATTTCATCATCGATAGAATCTCCTGAATCTTCATCTCCATCTGCTGTTGGATTTTCTTTCTCTTCTTCTTCTTTCTCTGTTTCTATGGCAGTAACTTCTTCTACATACTCATTATAATACTTTATCAAAGTAAATATATCTGTCTCTGTAAATGCTCCTTGACCGTATGTCTCGTAAAAGTATTCTATAAATTCGTCTTCAGTATCAGAACTTACAATAGCTCCAACAATTTCAACTGCTTTAATTTCTTGAGAATCATCAGTAGTATAGTCATCTACTTTAATATCTGATTCTGGAGTTACTTTAACAGCTTCAGATAATACTGAATCAGGCCAGCACATTATAGTTGAATCATCGTAAAATGTTATTTCCCATCCCCTATCAGCAGCTTGCTTTCTAAAAGACTTTAATACTCCATTATCAAACTTAGCAGTTGATACGCTTCGATCTATTTGTTTATCACCATCTGATTTACTTAACCAGATTCCTGATTCTTCACCGTTGAACTCTTCACTTGTTTTTACGAAGTCTCTTCCTTTACTTTTAAACCAAGACATCATGGCTTTTCTATCTAAAGTCTTTGCTTCATTAACAAACTGTTCGAATAATTTTACGTGTTTCATTTTATTGTTTATAATTTTAAATTCCTAAATCCATAGGATCTACCTCAGGTTCTTCAGCATCTTTAGCTGCTTTACGAGCTTTATATGCGTCATTTGCTGCTTTATCATCCGGTGTTAGTTTTAAGTAACGGTCTACTAAGAAGTCTTGATCAAAGTATGATGTTTCTTCCATAGTTTCTGGATCTGTTTCAACTAATGAATCTTTAAGATCTGAAACGAAGTTAATTCTACGTTCCATAATTTCCATGTGTTTAAGTTCTGCAAACATATTCTCTTCAATAAATTGTAAAGATATTTGCGTTTTAAAAGCTGGATCATCTGCAAATTCAGGGTATTTAAGACACATTTGAATGTGTAGTGGTTTAACTAATATTTCTTGGAAAACTGATCTTAGTCTTTTAATAAATTTAGAGAATTTGATTTCATCTCTAATCATACCATCTGCTGCTAAGTTAAAGTCTCCTCCACCGTCTTCATACATGAATCTGTTAAATGGAATCTTAGAAACTGCTTTAAGTTTATCTGAGAAATATTTAAGTGCTTCTGTGTCGCTTAATTCAGGACCTTCTCCACCTAATGTTTCTATTTCAGGTTGTTCACCGTCTTTAGAAGGTAACCAGTATTCTTTGTTAAATTGTAACATTGGTTTACCGTCAGTATGCATTGTTCCAGATTCCCAATCGAAATCTACAACTTCTTTATAGTTATTCATTAACTGAGCTAAAGATTGTTTTGCTCTAGTTTTAGATTTACCACCAACTGGTATAATGAATTTCATTCTGTAAGATGAATTAGTAACAGCCCAAATAACTCTGGTGTGTTCCATAATTCTCATTAAGTTAAAAGACCTTACAAGACGTTCTAAGTAACTAACTCTAGATGCTGTGGTAATAGATGAATAAGAGATATAAATGATTTGAGAGTCATACAAGACTCTCTCCTTGATAGGATCGTCTTTGAATTGAGTCCAAACTTTCTTCTTATCTTCTTTGTTATATCCTGGTACTAATGTAATTGGATCTATTTCTTTAAAACCTATAATCTCAGTTTGATCCGGACTATATATAATCTCAAATGATAAATAACCATCTACTAAGAATTTTCTAAAATAATACCATGCTGATTGATCTTGTGTAAAACCAAAATATTGGTAAATATTTCTAAATGATTTATTAAGGTATTTAGTTACATCTTCCGAAACATCCATTCCTATTATTTCAGGATTTACGAAAAAGTTTTTGTTATCATAAACAATAGACTCATCACAAAGGATATCTAGTATGTCTTCAATTTCGTCATACGTTGAAAATGCTCTTAGTTCATCACGTTTACCTTCGTAACCTTGATCGAAGAACGGAATATTCTTACGCATGTTTGTGTCTGCCATAGATAACGCTGCAAAAGCGCCATACATGTCATCATTGTCAATACCCATTTGGTTCATCTGACCGTACCCTATCTCATCTTCCATCGGTCCAATCGATTGTGATTGTCTAAGTACTAGATCATCATAAAACATACCAAAAGAAGATAACTTCTTAAGTGAGTCTTTTAATGTGAACGATTTCTTATTGTAACTTAAAGGGCCATTTCTATCTACGAATCCTGCCATAGTTATTACTTTATTATATTTGTTTATATATTCTGTTTTTATTAGCTGAAAAACATTCTTCTAATTTGTGTCACTGTTGTTCCGTTTAGTTTAATAAAATCACATAAAGCGATTTCCGGCCACTTAGTATAGCTAATAACACTTTGTCTTGATTTTCCTGTAGGAATATACTGTCTAATTGCAAAATCATATCCAAATCTCTTTAGATACGATGATATTCCTTCGTACGTTATTCTTAAAGGAGCCTGTCTCGATGCATTATAAGCTCTTTTACCTGATGTTGCGTTATTAATTTGACCTTCCATCCTATCATATAAATCATCTAATAGATTTTCTTTTATACTAACAGGTAATAGATTTAAATTAATACCTAGATCGTTTTCACCTTTATGTTCTATTGCTAAAACGAGAGGCTTTCTATCAAACCAAGGTAAATCCTTTGTTACGGGTGTATAGTCAAATACATATATTTTACCAGGTTCAAATCTGGATCTTGTTTGTTTTACTTCATTCAGAGATCTAGATGATTCGCCTTCTTTAAACCATTTCTCAGATGCAGATCTAGCTTGTTTCTTGCTACCTGCATCTTTGATTAATTGCTTTATAGTTTTTTTAACGTAACCCATTTAATATAGTATCTTCTGTTAGCACAATGAATTTGTAATTTCTTCCATCACAAAACTCTTTGGCTGCATTATATTTATCCATATTTTTAATGTATGCCTCAGCGAGGAACTTATAGGATTCTAATGCTTTCTTAGATTGTTTTTTTGGAGGTTGCGGCTTAGTTATCTGATTCTTTGGTTTAATTTCAACAATGTATTCTAACGTCGTGCCGTCAGGTTGTATTTGTTTAAAGTAAAAGTCTGGATAATATTTATGAGCCTTTGAATCTTGTCTAGACCAATATTTAATTTCAACAGGTTCACTAGACCACTTTAATACCTTGTCATTATTATCACACCATATACAAAACTTACGTTCCCATGAACTCCTATATATTATTGGAGTTGGTCCTACGTATTTTTCAGGAAATATAGGTACATAATACCCTTGACTGAATCCTGAATTTTTTGTTGGTTTGAGGTTTTTTATTGACATTTATATAGTGTAGATACCTGAACCTTCTCCTTCGCCTCCTCCAGAGTTACCTCCAATAGAGATAGTTCCTTTGTATTTCTGTGGATGTATTTTATTCCATCCTTTAGCATATCCTCTCTTTGCAATTTCTGTAAAGTATGCGAAAGCATTAGGATATTTAGGGTTAAAGTTTCTCCAATATTTAAGAAGATCTAGCATAGCGAATTGTAAACAATCATTACGATCATCTTCGCTTACATATCTCATTTTATTGATAGTTTTTTCTGCTAAAAGAATTAACATCTTTTCTGCAGTCTTAGTTAGTACATCAGCATCCTTCGAGAGAACCATCTCAGCGTAGAAGTCTTTGTTATTTAGATAATTTTTTTTACGAGCCAAATTAATTAATTTTTATTTGTTTAAACTTATACACTTAATTGTAGTTTTGTTTCTAAAATAAAAAAGAGACCGGTTAGGGTCTCTCTTCATGTATTGTTAAACAGTGTTATGCTTGTAATTCTGAAATCTTAGTTTCCCAAGTTGTAATTTCTTCATTGATTAAAGAATCTGCAGCTTTTATTTCTGGAATTGACTTATCAGCTTCAGCTAATAAACCTCTTTGATCTTTTAAGAATGCAACCATATCTTGATATGATTTTATTGTTGCTTCGTTTTGAGCTATTTCCTGTGCTTGTCCTGTAACTAATTCATTTAAGAATGTTGCTGCTGATAAACCAGTTTGCTCTGTTACGAAATCTACTGCTGCATTTGCGTTAGTAGCTTCGAAGAACTTAGCTATTTTGTTAGAAGTGTTAAATCTAGAAACATAAACCTTTTCTTCGATTTTAAATAAGTTAACAATATTGTTTTTTCCTTCAAAAGTTGCTACGAAATCTAAAGATACGAAATTCTCTATCATTGATGGTAAAGATTCGAATAAATCTGCAGTTCCTTTATTTGCATATCTTACTAATCCAGAAGATAATACGTGTTTTGTGAAGTTTTCAATAACTACATCTCCTATTGAGAATGTGTTTTCTGTTAAACTATAAGTAAATTTAGAAGCTCCGTGGAACCATTTTACTGAATTTGCTGAGAATTCAAAAGATTCAAAAGCAGCAATAGCGTTACTTAAGTTAGAATCAATAGATTCTGTTTCTGTTATAATATTGTTATTCATTTCAAAAACTCTACCGTTAACGTAGAACTTGAAAGAATCTTCAGTTTTTATAAATGGGGCTAAAATATTAGTCTTCATGTTGATTTGTTTTTATTTTTATTATATATCTTTGTTATTTAGGGTCTATTCAATAATTAAACACAGAATGTTCCCGGACTATTTGTTGGATTAAATGGAATACCATCGCCATTATCATCTAAAATACCTATCATTCTTATATAAGTTCCATCTAATGCAGATATTCCTTTAGATACAGAATCTATTGTGAATTTATAATTAGGTTCGTACAATTGTATGTCTCCGTTAGGGTTAGTTAACATTGATCTTGAATTATATCCAACTAATCCATCTAAGGTTCCTTGTGCTTTTATTCTTCCAACTGTGTTTGATAAATCAAATGCATGTGGTTGTTCAAGTAATCTATCGTCAAACGAAAATGTAGATCCGTTTCTTAAAGTTGCTGTTATAATATGCAATACTCCACTAGGATCTGGATTACTACCTGCTGATCTACTAATAGGTAATCTAACAAGACAACCCGTATGTTTAGGTATGCTTATTTTACCACCGGAAGAAGAATCTGCTCCAACTGAACTTAAATTACCAGTTGCTGGCACTACAGTTGAGTTAATTTCATACATTCTGTTTCCAGCATGTCTTTCGCTTTCAAAATCAAATGAAGGTATTGAAGTATTAATCTCTATTGGAAATGTAATTTTATATTTGTCTTTATCTTCGAATGTAAAGTCTATAGGTCTTTGTATATCATAATCATCTGGCATTGAGTATTGTGAATTTAATCGGTATGTTGCTTCGTTTAAATGACCAACCTCAATGTTAAAATTATTTGCTTTATATAACTCCTTGACAAGCATCTCGGTTATCTTTAAGGCATCCAATGTAGAACTGATTAATATTTCAATATCTACGCCAAGTGTGATAGGAATCATCTCAAACTCAGTTGAGTAACCTTCCATTGCTCCATCTGAGTTTAACTTAGTATAAGTTCCCATATTTCTTTTATTAATTAACTTTCCAGAGTCTATTGACATACCTGTTAAATTAACTACTCCTCTAGGAACAACATCGTAGTTTCCATCAGCAAATGCCATATCTGGATGACAGTCTGCTCCTGAAGGGGTTGTAAATAAGAAATTATCTCTTAAGAACTGATCATCTCCTGTTATTGAATAATAGAATGGAATATCAATAACTACTCTATCTTTTTCATTTAATTGTCGATAAAAATAAACCTTATTATTTAAGTCAGCTAATAAGCCAATAAGAACGTGTCTTATTACGCTATCGTCTGAATTATATTTTTGATTATATGATGCCATGTTAACTTTTAATTGTTTTGTTATTCGATAGTCTCTATATCAAATTTAGAGAAACCATTCTCTTTATATATTTGTATTTTTTTATCAAATAATTCATGGGGCAGCACTGAGTGATTTATCACAAATGTGTTGATTTTACTTTCTTTAATAACTTGACTTAATATCTTTAAAATATTATGTACACCGTCGGCATCTACTGAACTTAATAGCTCATCTAAGAATAACAGGTTTAATTGTGGAAATCTTAACTTAAGTATTTTTATAATTGCAATGATAATAATAAAGTCTGCTTTCTTACGTTCTCCTGTTGAAAGGGTAAGTGGATTAATTTCTTCACCTAAATGATTAATAATACAATTAAACTTTTCATCAAATCTTATATGGAATGAAAGGTGCATAGTAGAAGCCATCGCTGCTATGTTTGTATTTAATCCTGGTAGTATTGTTTTAACTGCAAGATTCTTAACACCATCTTCTCCTAAAATTTCTTCAAGGTTTTCTAGAAAGTAATACTCACTATTAACTATTGTTTTTGTTTTAGTCTTTTCTGTTTCTTGTATTTCAAATCCATCTATCAAGGATTGCATGTGTGCAAAACTATCTCCATTATTTAAAGAATCTTTAATCTTTATTAGTTCTCCTTTAAGGTTTCTAATATTTGTATTTATAGTTGAAACTTTGTCTCGAACTGCTCTATCTTTTTGTTGTAGTTTGGTTATGTTTTCTTCTATCTCTATAACCTTAGCCTTTTCTATATTAATTTGAGAAGGTAACTGCTCTACTTTCGTTGACATCTCTGTTTTACGACCAGTGTGGAATTCTGTTGAAAGTTCACCTTCACAAGTTGGACATGAATTTTGTTCATACAAACTTAATTTCTTTCTAAGAGCTTGTAATTCATAAGTTAATTTTGTCTTATCTTCTTGTGCTGAACTTAATGTACCAGAAATATTACCTAAACTTTTAGAAATAGATACCTGGGCATCTTCTAGTTTGGTTTTATTGGAAGTATATCTAATAAGTGAAGTCTTTAACTCTTGAATTCGAACTTTGTCCTTTTGATTAGACTCTGCCATTAATTCGTTAAGTTTCATATTAACTGAAGTGATGTTTTCATTCAATTGAGTAATTTCTCTTTCGTAGACATCGATATCAACCTTTAATCCTTTACGCTCTTCTTTAATGTTTTGTTGCATTTCATTAAGAATAGAGAAACCAAACATTTTATCAATAATTTGCTTTTTATCATTATTCGTCATTGTTAAAAATGACTTAAAATCATTAACTGATAATATGATGATGTTTTTAAATACATGGTATGGTATTCCGAATATCTCTTCTTCTAGATATTCTTGAACAGATCTCTTACCTGCTTTATCAAATTCTATACCGTTAAGTTTAACTTCGAATTTACCAGGAGCAAGTCCTCTCTCTATCGAAACATCGGTTGTTTTACATTTTAAATTGATCTTTACCCACAACTCTTTATTAATACGATTAGGAAGGTCTGCCATCTTGACTCCTTCTACTTTACCATATAACGCAAAAACAATCGCGTTAGCAATAGTTGTTTTTCCGTGTCCATTCTTTCCAAGTGTTAGAAATAATTCTGAATTATCTTTTTCAAATTCTAAACGCTGAATTGAATTACCGTAACTTGCAAAGTTTTTAAATTCTATTGACTCTATTCTCATTGTTCGCTGTCGTAGTTGTATGCACATACATCGTGCAATCTCTTTATTCTATCTTTAATAAGGTCTTTTGTTTCATCATCCTTAGACATTCCATCAATATACATATTACATAAATGAAGAATATTGTAGTTCTTATAAAGATCCTCTATTTCTTCCATGTCATACATGTCTTTATCTATAAAGGTATCTTGTTCATATATGTTAGGTTCTATTCTTCTACCTATGTTTTGAATTTGATTAATGAATTTAGATAATGAATTTGAAGCGGCAACATGTGATGGTATAAAAAGATCTACAAAATTATTTCTAATCTCATCTTTAAATTCACCAAGTGTTACATTATATAGACTCGTGATATACGCTTTAACAAATTTAGGTGATCTATCATTTTCAAAGAAAGTCTCGCTCATGTCACTTAAATCAATTAGATCAAAACCTTTAACGTTGTTTGCATCAGATCTTGTTAATTGGTAAGGAACTCCAACCATTCTTAGTTTTCCTTTCTTTTGTCTATAATGAATATGTCCCGACCAAACTCCATCAAATTGATCATATGAATTTGCTTCGACTCCATGTAAGTTAGTTACCTTTGAATTTAACTTAATTCCTCTAACTTCAGAATGACAAAATACCATATTAGCTTGTGGATATTCTGCTAGAGTTTCAACCTCATGCTCTGTGTCTCTTCTCCATGGCATTAACAATACATTCTTGTCTGCCCATTTAAACATCTTAGGTTCTTTGTGTATCTGTATATTTGGAATCCACTTAAGGGAATCTATCGAAGTAACTTCATTACTCTTCTTTGCCCAGATATCATGATTTCCACAAATAATATGTGTTGGTATAATTTCACCTAACCTTTCGAACAAATCAACTGCATAATTTAATACTTTTAAATTTATACTTTGTCTATTGTCGAATGCGTCTCCTACCTGTATTAATATATCGCCAGGTCTTACTTTTTCTTTAAGGGTTGGTATGAATACATTTTCATAGAAATCTTTTTGGATATCTAACCATTCCATTGAATTAGAACGAACTCCTAAATGCATATCACCTAAAACCCAAATCCTTTTTACAGGTGTATTTAAGATTTTACTTTCAATCATATTAAAACAATCTATTAATATTTTTCTTTTGTAGTATATTTGTTCTTGCGTCTAATTCTTCGATTAGCTCTTCTTTAAATTTATTACCAAGAGACTGGTAGAACCTTGTAGGATTTACGTTAAAGTAATCACACATTTCTGAAAAGATATCTACTAAAGAATGCGTGTCTTTTGTTTCTTCAGATATAAATTCATAAACCTCATTAATATCTATTTTGTTTAATTTAACAGTCTGATGGAACTCATCTATTTTGTTAAATTTCTTAAATCTAGAATTAACTATTAATGAATGCAGTTTAGTTGCTATAAGATTAGCTTCTATTTTGTCTTCTTCAGATCTATTATCAACAACTCTTGGAGATAGTGCAAATGACATTGAAGTATCAAATTCGTATTCTGTTTCTTCAAATGTATTATCAAATATCTTATCTCTCTTCGTTCTTCCTTGAGATTCTTTCTTTTTTTCTTTTTCTGACATTATAAACTGTGTATATTTGAGTTAGTAGTTTCATCGGTTTCCGTAAGTCTCATGTAGTTGTAGTTAATTTCTAACTTACACTTAGTTCCTTTACCTTCACCGTCCCTGATCTTCAGGATTTTTAACCAATATTCATAACTAGATCTCATTAAGTCGTCTTGTATAATACCTAACATCATATCAGCTGTGTGTGATAGACCTGCAGATTCTGCAACGTCTCCCATTCCAATATCACTTGAGTTGTAGTTATTTCTATTAATCTGAGTTGCTGTTACGATTAACCAACCGTTACGAGTTCCCATTGCTCTTAAATCTTCAGCGATTTGCTTGATCTTTAAGTATGTGTTTTCAGAATTTGGATTTCTAAAGTTTGCAAGAATGTTAATATAGTCAATTACAATTGCACCTAGTTTAATCCTTCTTTCTTCTTCAATTTCTTTCAAATAAGCTTCAATATCTGGTACTGTTGCTTGTGATGTTGGAAACTGTTTAATAAATAATTGACCAGGAGGTGTTAAACCATCTCCTACATTCTCAATCTTTCTTTTGATTAGATCACGATTCTTTGCTTTTTCATCGTATTCATTCATCGTGATACTTAATAGATTAGCTCCTATTCTTTTTAAAACTTTAGGGGCTGACATTTCCGCCGAGATGAATGTTGTATTAACTCCCATCTTTACAAAATTAGCAGCATCATTTGCTAAAAATATAGATTTACCAATGTTTTGTTCTCCTACATAAACTACTAAAGAACCATCTTTGTCATAACCTCCGTTTAAAACTCTATCTAAAAAGTTATAACCAGAACTTACTTTAACACGATCTTCGCTATAGTGATCGTCTGCATTAAAGAAATCTAATCCAATATCTGAATTAAATGTAATTGCGTTTCTTTCGTTTATTAAAGTCTTTACTTTAGATACAATACTATCTACATTCTCAGGAGATACGTCAGTTGTTTTAACATACTCAATCGTATCCATTAAAGTACCTTCGAAGTTTCTCCATTTAATCCAAGACTCCATGGTTTGCGTTAACCACTCATCATCGTATTGTAATAAATCTACTCTATATAATAACTCAACGATGTTCTCATCAATTTTACCTTTAACTTTAGGTGATTTTGTAAGAACAACCATTTGATCTACCGAAGGAGTTTCATGGAATTTAGCATGAAACTTAGATGCTAATGTGTGTAACATTGCAATATCATCAGATGTATAAAATGATCTATCAATTGTTTCAAAGTACTTGGGTTTAGCAAGTGATAATCTAAAAAAGATCTTTTCAAAGTCTGCTCCGAATTTCATATTTGTTTTGTTTTATATACAGTTTATATCCTTAAATGTCGTTTAGTTTCAACGTTATTCTAGTATAATATGACCTTCTCCTACTGACCAAGGCTCTGTTGCCCATATATTAATTGCGATAGCTCCTCTAGTTCCAGCAGTTACCTCGGACACTCCGTGTACTACTTCTCCTGGATTAAATATAACTAATCTATTTGGTCTAGTTTTAATTACCTCAGGTGTTTTTCCTTCTCCGTCTGTAAAGATTTGAAGATCTCCTCCCTCAAATTCAAAACCTGGAGGATAATATACGCATCCTAATATTGGAAACATTCTTTCACCTTTAGTATTTCTTAAGTGTACATCATCATCAATGTGTAACTCTAAGTAGTTTCTTCTACCTTCAATATCTGCAGATTGTAATCCAGTCCAATGTTCAAATCCATCTATTTCTCCACCTACCTTTACTGGTAAATTGTCTCCCCAGATATATTTAATCAATCTTTGTTTTACATTACTAGGTTCAGAATTCCACCATCCTTTATAATACTTATATTGCCCTGTTGGTATATAAAAGTTAGGATCGTTTTCTATTTCTTTAAGTAGTTCTTCGTCTTTTATAAAATTATCGAATACTGCTATCATATGTATGGGTTTATTTTTATTTCGTATGTTTCTTTTCCTTCATCAAATTTAACTTGTTCTAGTAAACCTAATTGAATTGCTCTTTTTAAACCTTCTTCTGCATTTTCATGATTACCTTTTGAATGGTATCGCATTAAAGCATGCTTCGTGAATGTTTCCTTCTGTCTATCAGGGCGCCGTACCGCTTCGTTGATAAATATGTATAATATATCAAAAGCATCAGGAAAAGCTTCTAACTGATCCTGTATGCCTAGAATATATTTTATTGGTAGTTTATCATCTACGATATTGTGTATATCTACTTTCATTAATCTTCGCTATCTTCGCTATCTTCTAACATACCTTCGATATCCATCGTTGATGAGTCAGAATTGTAGTTGAATATTGGTTTAATGTATTCTTCTATTTTCTCTAGAACTTCTCTAGTAAAAACCTTTTCAGTAAAGAATTCTTTATTAGGTACAGTATGGTCTAAGTGATCACATATCCAACCCCTTGCAGTCGCTTTAGGAGTTTTAACTCCTTTTTCGATAGTTCCTTTTGTAATTCCACAAATCTCCCAAGTTGCATAATTTTCTAATCCAACATAAGGGTTCATGCCTTCACTAAAGTTTAGGTGAAACTTAATTGGAGTTGGTTTTGCAAATCTGTTTTTAGTTGGTTTTGCCGTAACAATAATACCTACTTTATCAGCACCATCTTTTAACTGAGCCTTTCCTAACATTAATACAATTGACGCAGCATACTCAGGACCTGTTCCTCCACCTGCAATTTGCATTGGAATAAAAGATTGTGATTGATATGTGTGATTTGTAAAAATGAATGGAATTTTAAGATCAGCTAACGGTGTCATTATGATTCTAAAGATTGACTTAAGAATTTTAGAACGAGTCATATCTGATTTTTCAGAACCAGATGCAGCATCATCAATTTCTTTTCTTGTTGCTAAGTTACCAGCGGAATCTAAGATAATCATAATTTTAGGAAGTTTTCCTCCATTATGTTTAATCTCTTGCATCTTTTGCGTAATAGTAGTAATAGAAGTTCTGAAATCCTGAACAGTATTCATTGGTTGGTAGTTTACCTTTTTAGTATCAATACCAAATTTAACCATTTGTTCTTTATCAACAGCAGCCTCAGAATCATAATAGATTACGTTGTAACCCATGTTGATTGCTTCTCTAACTGAATTTAATGTAAGGAATGTTTTACCAGTACCTGAAGGTCCTGCTACTGAGCAAGATCTGTTGTTCGGCCATCCACCAAAAAGTGAACCTGAAACTGCAGCGTTTAAATGATAGTTACCTGTATGAATCCATTCAGTAACCTCACTAAAGCTAGATTGATCCATAACAGATCCTAATGGATTTAAATTAGCTAGCTCTTTATTTAAATCTGTAAATGTAAAATCTTTTTTAGCCATTGTTTTCGTCTTTATTTTTTGTTCTCATTTTATCAAGAGTCTGTAAGAGGTCTGTCGTTTCATCTTGTATATCTGACATTTGAGATTTTAAAACCTTTAATCTCATAAACACCTTTTGATAATCTCTAAGCTGTACTTTCTGTTCAGCTGTTAAATCTTCTGTAATTTTCTTAGGATCTATTTCCATATTTTTCTATATCTTCTAATATTGTTACTTGGTTCGTATCTTCTTTAATAACTTCTTTGTCTAAATTCTCTATAGCTTCAAATCTATTAATGGTATCTCGTATCTTTGCACCGAGAGTCATATTGTTAGGATTTTCTTTAACTAAATACTTTACTGCTTCATAAAATGTATCATTCATATGTTTAAAATAAAGAAGTTGAATAAATTAAATTTCGGTTTAACAACTGTAATGAGCATGCTTTTAAAACTCTATTAAGCGGAAGGATTACACTTTTTTCAAATTGTATTTCATAATCTACTTCAGGAGCTATTTCATAAGGGTGTTCCCC